TAGACAAATTATTGCCGATGAAAAAATAGAACAAACTATTGAACTCGCTGAGAACATTGTTGAACAAGACAAGAAAGTTATTATTTTCTGTAATTTTACCGATTCTTTAAATAAAATTACCGAACACTTTGGTAAGGCGGCGGTTAAACTTGATGGGTCGATGCCAAAACATGAAAGACAAAACTCGGTTGACCAATTCCAAGATAACCCAAAAGTTAAAGTGTTTGTAGGTAATATTAAAGCTGCAGGTGTCGGAATTACATTAACCGCGGCTGAAGCTGTAATCATGAATGACTTATCATTCTTACCATCAGACCACGCCCAAGCTGAAGACCGAGCTTATCGTTACGGTCAAAAAAATAATGTTTTGGTTTATTATCCAATATTCGAAAACACCATCGAAGGTATCATCTACGATATCCTAAACAATAAAAAACAAGTTATTGCCACCGTAATGGGAGACAACCAACACCCCGCCGATGCCGCAGAAGAAATCCTACAAAGAATCAACGAACTGCGATATTAACGAACAACGGATTATTTATATATAACGGATAATCCAATACTATGAAAAAAACAGAAGAGAAAATCCAACAATTAGAGTTACAGATACTTGAAAATCACGTAACAAAAGAAAAAGAATTGTTGATTACAGAAATGAAAAAAATCGGAATAGAGAAACTACCTTATTCCTACTCAGCCCTCAAACAGTTTATTGACCCCGAAACCATGAGTTTCCATTACAATAAACATTACAAAGGGTATGTCGATAAACTAAACGACGCATTATCAAAAAAGAAATACGGTGATTTAGATTTAGAAAAAATAATCAAAACAATTAGTCGTTTTGATAAAACAATTCGAAACAACGCAGGTGGAGCATTTAACCACGCTTTGTTTTGGAATATGTTAACCCCCGAACCTAAGAAACTAACTGGTGAACTTTACAAAAAGATTACTAAACAGTGGGGGACATTTACAAACTTCAAAAAAGAATTTGATAAAATTGGTAAAGAAAGATTTGGTTCAGGTTGGGTATGGTTAGTTTTAACTTCCAATAACACACTGAAAATTATGTCAACTCCAAACCAAGACAATCCATTAATGAATGTGATTGAAAATGGTGGGTTTCCATTGTTGGGATTAGATTTATGGGAACATGCTTATTATTTGAAATATAGAAACAAAAGAGATGAATACATCACAAACTTTTGGAAAGTTGTTAATTGGGATTTTGTTACCAAAATGTATGAGATGAAAGTTGAAACCAAATTGGCAGAATCTACCAAAATGAAACAAGTGTTAAGTGAGGGTAAATCTAAAATGTGTTCAAAATCTGATAATGAATTTTATAGAATGTTATTCAACGTAAACCAAGATATTAAATGGACTTACATGAATGGTATTAATAGAATCCTTAAGGAAGTTTTTAATGAGAATTATATTGAAACGCCAAACAATAATCAATTACCTGGCGTTTATGATATAGAAGGACCTGGCAGGTCAGTTATAAATAAATTAAACACAAATTATACTGCGTTTTGTATCTTGTTAAAAGATTTAAATCAAGCTATTGCAAGAATACCAAATAAACAACCAATATCGTTTACAGATAAAACCCCTGCGCAACAAAAGAAAGAGGTTGAGAGATTTGTAAGTGCGTTAGACCATTTCAAATATAGAATTTTTGATAAAGAAAGTTCAACATTTATTAATCTATTAAGAACTTTAACTGAAAAGAATAAAGCTGGTGACAAAAGAGAACAAATTACTGCGTCAATCCTTAAAAGATTTTTTGGTCAAAAAGCTAAAGTTGAGTTGGTTGGTGAATTAGGAAATAAAAAAGATGCAATTCAAGGTGTCGATTTAGAGATATTTAAAGATGGTAAGTTGTACACCGCACAAGTTAAACCATTTAGAGAAATGATAAAAACTGAAGATGGAATTACTTTGGAAGGTACCGCAAGTGTTAAATTATATAAAACCGATTGGATGGTTTTCCAACGAGGAAAGAATGTTTTAGTGTTTGATAAAAAACCAAAAATTGTTGGAGGTAATTTTGTTTTTCCTCCTGACTCACTTTTATATAGTATATAATAAACTAAAAGATATTTATTAGATATGGCAGTTATACCAGAACCAGAAAGGTCAAAAATTTATACAAGAATTAAACATCTCTTGGGAGCTCCATTACGTAGTGTTGAAGTCACTGACGAAATGATGGATTCTTTAATGGAATTATCTATTCAAGATTATGAACAATATATTTTGAATTGGTTAATTGATAGTCAGTGGGTTAATTTGGTTAATCTTAACATGACCGAAAAATCTGTTGCTCAAGCGTTAATCACAAGAACAATGGATTTTGAACAACAATTTGCGTATTCATATTCAAAAATTGTAGGACTTCAAGCTGAAGGTCCGTGGGTATTGAAAAAAGATTATATCATTCTTGAACAAAACAAACAAAACTACGAAATTCCGGCAGGTCGTGAAATCAATGAGGTTTTATGGTTTAGTAATCAACCAATTACGGCATTTGGTATGGGTGGTATTGGTGGATTTGGAGGAGCTGGTCTTGGAGCAAACGAAGCAGGTTTTGCTCAAATGGGAAATCAGGGTTCTTATTACATGATGTCAGGGTTTGACTACCTAATAAGAATGCAAGAACAAAACATTTTAAATAGAATTCTTGGTGGTTCTTTAACTTATAGAATTACAGCATTACCTGACGGTAAAAAAGATTTACAATTATACAATGCACCTGGTGCTCACTTTAATTGGGGTAATTATAGTCAATACGTTGGTAGGGCTGTTTGGTATTGGTACTATGACGTAACACCTGATAGTAGAGCTGATTGTTTAAAAAATAATCCTGACGTAATTAAAATGCCAAATGAAGTTCCTTTAGAGGAAATGAATTGGGTTGATTTAAACGTTCCCGCACAACAATGGGTAAGACGATGGTTCACCGCATATGTTAAGGAAACGTTAGGTAGAGTTAGAGGAAAATATAGTGGAAACTTAAAAGCTCCTGACTCAGAATTAATGATGGACTACACAAGTTTACTAACCGAAGGTAAAGACGAAAAAACAAAATTAATTGAAGAATTGACAGGACCTGAAGGTTGGTTAACAAGATTACGTCCTGAAAAAGTGATGGAAAAAGAAGCATTACTTGCTGAAAATCTAAATAAACAAATGAAATTCAGAGCGATGCCTCGTCAAATATATGTAATTTAAATTATGGCAATTATAAAAACAATACCATCAACAAGATTGATTAATGGTGAAATTCTTGAAACATCAGAAATTTCAATAGTATCTGAAACAGAATACAGAACAAACGGTGAAGAATGTGTTATCGTTAGAAATGTACAAGAATCAACAATTATATTAGATTCAAAAACAACAGACCACGTGGTTATAAAATCAATGACTCGTTTAACAATTAAACCTGACACAGGTAGAATTGACGAAGATTATGATGAAATAATTGCCGACAAATATGCGTGTATTGAATTTAGATTTTGTGTTGGTAATTGGTATATTTTATCATCAGACGGTCTCAAGAATTCCTAATTTTTCTTTCCAATTTTCTTCTGCAAAATCATACATGTAGTCAGGGTTTAAACCTCGTCTTTCCCAATAATTTAATTCTTGTTCTGTAACATCAAGTACATCTTCTTGTAATCTATCTTGGTCACCATTACCTAATGGATGTCCATTAATTAATTCACATTGTGATTTTGTAAATATACCTCTATTTTCAGGGTCATTAACAATTAAGTTATTTCTAACCTCATCTTGGAATACAACCATTAATGGTTCCATTCGTTTGTTAAATGTTGTTACTGCTCTTGGGACATTATAATCACCTGTTAGATTAGGGTCATTTTCCAAAATGTCTTTGTGTAACATATAACAATTGATTTGAACCCCATCACCTTTTTTCTGAACGTCACCATGAGATGACCTTAATCCATTATTAACATACATAATAACATCACCAAGATTTACCACAAGATTTTCTTGTATTGCAAGTTCCATGTGAGCCATTCGACTCATACTATTACCCGACTTAGTTTTAGTTGTCAATCTTTTCTTATAATCATCAAGAGATAGTTTAACCCTTGCTCGTTGAGCAATTTTACTTAATGGTATTTGTTTATCAAATATCTTTTGTAAATATTCATAATAATATTCAACAAATGCCTGACCATTACCCTCTAATAGCATCTTAATACCTTTGTCCAAGAACTCCTCAATATACAATGGAAGTTTTTTTGACTTGATACTATTACCTGTCAATTTGATTTTACCTTTGGCATCCATAACCGCATAGTTCTTACGAGCCAAGTTAATACATGAAGGCCAAACCCCATCCGTGTCAAGTGCCATCTCACCTCTCATGAAGATATCGTTATACTCGGCAACATCAGCCTCAGGTCCATAATATTCTTTACCTAATTTAACTTTCCAATTTAATCCACGACCAACATAAACTCTGTCTTTTGAATCATCAGGAGTCGAGAAGTTTACACCATCCGTATCCATTACCAAAGGAATATAACCCTTTGTCATAAAGAACTTAATCATTTGACGAAGGTATTGTCTACCCGTACAAGTAATCTGTTCTCCCATGTACATGTCACCCCAAGCAAATACTTGTGGAGCCGACAAGGCACCGAACATCGAGTTGATGAAAATCTTAATTGGTAATTGTTTATTACCATATGACTCTGACTTATTACGGTCAGTCTCGTAGAATTCTTCTGCAAGTTGTTTGTATTTAATACGAGTGTCACGGAAGTATTTTAACATTCCTTTCATTGCACCCGTCACATCACACTTAGGAAACACATCGTGTACCAACTGAATAGATGGATATAGAGACGAGAAATCGAGTTTAAGTACGTTCTTACTATAACCAACCTTAAGTAGTCGTGAGAGACCTCCTACGAAGTCTGTCTTACCTTGTTTTTCAGGTATTGCAAGTCCATGTTTATAAGACCACGCTAACATCAACATTTTCCATAAAGTTGCAGTACCCATTGTAGATACTCTTTCGTATGTTGTTGGAATCATCGCAGCAAGTAGGAACGACCCCTGATTAAATTCTTGGTCAACCTTTAAGGTTTCATCTAAGTCATCGTCAAGATACATCTCTACAATCTTATCACCTGTAATCTTTTTGTAGACGTTAGGAAACTTTGTATCTAAGTTATCGTACGCAGGATTGTTAGCTTTCTTGTAGTTACCATTTTGGGTATTTAACCAATACTCTTCTTGGTTAAGAAACATCTTACCGATATTATCGTGTTCGATATATACACGACTTGGTGATTCAGCGTTGATATATTTTGTGATATATTTCAAACCTGCTGCCTTGATACTTGAGTTGATTGCTTGAGCTCTACGAACCGCATGAATAATATCAATAACATTATAACCCCAAATTGAGGTTTGAGTAAATGTCTCCACCTCGTTTGCGAGTTTCAACATCCCGTCTTTTCTTGTGAATGAATGTTGGGGGTGTAATGACTTACAAATCTTTTTTGGGTCAAGTCCCAAGATTCTACATCTTTCAAAAATCCAATGCCAGTCAAAGTTTGCAGAATTGTAACCACCAATAATACTTGGTTTTAATTCGTTGATTACGTTGAAAAATTCGATGATTGCATTTCGTTCTTCAGATTCATCAATACATTCGATAACTCTGTGGTACCCTTTATTTGTTTTAATTCCAATCATGAAGATACGACCGTCCTGTGGTTCAAGAGAGGTCGTCTCTAAGTCATATACAAGTCGAGTTACTTCATTGTAGTTTTCAAACCCCTTAAATAGTCTTTTTTCTTTTGATATGAGATATTGTTCTACAGGAGGAAGAACAATAACTTTATCTTTAGTCTTTTCTCCCCAAGGGTCACATCCACCTTCTCTGAAAAATTGGATTAGTTCACGATAACCTTTGAGAGATTTAACAATAAAGGTCATACCTCTTTCTAATCGCTCATCACCATGAGTATCCAATTTATCAATTGTAATACCATGTTTGGTCATTGCATTTTTTTGTGCTTCTTTAGAACCACCGTAAAAGTTAATATTACGTAAATCACCTACCCAAGCAAATGGGGTAAATGTGTCCTTACGGATTTCTTTTCCTTTGCCAGGAATTTCTTTAATTTTATAAATGGAGTTGGATGCGTAGTCAAATTCGATTGCTACAATAAATTCTTCAGGGTCGTTGCCGTGTAAGAAAGATTCAATTTCTTCGTTAGATATCATAATATTATTTCTTTGGTTTATTAGCTTTCACAGCGTCGTGAAATTTACCTTCGTAAATAAATATAAATGAAAAATCTGATTAATCAAATTAACAACAAGCAGTTTCCGAAATAAAACTTGGTTGAATATTAATATACAATTCTTCTCTGATTGGAAGAATTAAATTTCCCTCATCGTTCTTAATCAAGAACTGACCAACATACCTACCTGGTATATTTGTATCTCTACCCGTAAACTTGTAATAGATATAATATTCAGGTGTTGCTCCTAATGGTAAGATAAGTGAAACGATTTCACAAGGGGCAGACACAATTTTAGGAATTCCTGTTTGTTCATCAATCATTGTAAAGAAAATAGTAGAGACTTCCAAGTCTTGCATTAGTTCCAAGTAACCCGCTCTACCATCTTTTACTACTTGCATTTTTAGTACAGGTAGCGTTGCATTTTGTTTAATAAAGAATTCCATAACAATAAATATATTGTTATGACTCTTTTCTTAAACTTCTTTCGTAATGTTCGAATCTATCGTGTTCTGTTGGTGTCATAAGTAATAAACCAGGATACAACTCACCCTTTTTAACTAACTGATACATATGACTCATCCATGTTTGTTCGAATGGATGTCCCCATGTTGTATCTAAGAACATTTTTTGATTTCCTGTTCTTGTAACAATTTGAGGCCAATTACAATAATATACATCACCCGTCACATAAGGAACTCCTTGAAATGAATTAACTGAATTATACGCAGCTCTTGGAGCATTTGGGTCCAAACCTTGAACTGGTAATCTATCTTTACCTGGCCAATACTTTTGTCTTACATCTTGGGGTACGTTGTACCAAGACCATTGAGTTCCATTATCACCAAAGAATTCACTGTAATTGAGTTTTAAAAAGTCAAAGTTTTCTTTCTTAACAATTTGTAATGTTTTAGAATATAAGTTTGAAACATATCTATTAAATCCATTTCTACATACATCGCCTTCTTTTGGATAAAAAAACATGTCATCTTCAAAAAACAAATAGAAATCTAAATCTGTTTCATTTTCAAAATGTTCTGCAATCCACTGACGACCACCACAAATACCTAAATTATCTTTCTTAATGTGCTCAAAACCATTTTCTTCACATAATTTAGCGTAGTTATTAAATGTTGATTCATCACTTGAATTATCTAATAAAAACTTTTTAGTTTTTAATAAATAATCTTTATCATAAGCGTTCATGGACTCAATCAAAGTTGAAAATTGGTTTGGACTATTAAATGTAATCACATATAAACCAACTTTATTAACATCTAATGCGTTGGATTCTTTATGAATATTTTCAGACTTAGGTTTTAGTTCGTTATTCTTTAAATCTTCAAAAAACTTACCAACCAAACCATTAGATTCAATTTCAAAATAATTAACCATATCAGAATGTTTATAACACATAATACTAAAGATTGATTCTTCGGTACCCATATAACCTTCATCTAATGTTGATTTAAGTAATCCATAATAAATCCCATTAATATCACCAATGGTATGTTTTGGACCACCAAAGAATCCACCTCTTGCAACTTTATTAACCTTTGTACCCGCAATAGAATTTAACTTATTATATTCAAATCCGTGTATCTCATTTTCTGCATCATAAGGAAAACAAATGAATGAAAATTTTGAAATATATTTTGATAAATTATTAAGAACTTTATCGTGAGTAAAATAACCTTGATGGACGGTATTTGTTAAACCACCATCAATCCAAAACATATATTCAGAATTGAATCTGTCCATAATCTTGGCGTCATGTAATAAGAATACTTTAGACATAACTAATGGATTGTAATTTTCCAATCTACCTTGTGTTGATTCTTTTAACCACCCTGATAAATTTTGCCAATTTTCATTAGTTCTAATTTTTTGAACTTTATCAAAAAATTCAGACTCTCTAAACCAAGACATTGGTCTAAGAATAAATTGAGTGTTGTCCTGACTTCTTCTTTCAAAAACAAATTTTTGAAGTTCTTCATCTCCAAAAATAATCATGTTTTCGTCACACTTTAAAAGTTGCTCAAACTTGTCTAAATAATGTTGGTAGGGTCTTGACCAACCTTCGGTTAATTCTCCTCGACCGATATCCCATATTCCTGTTACTAAAGTTATATTATTCATATATTCTATTAAATTCTTCTAAAATTCTAAAAAAACTTTTATTTTGTTCAAACAATTCATCGGTTACTCCCGCAGGTGCATTGTCTCTACACCACCAAATATCAAAATGTTTTCTTTCAATTAATTCTTTATGGTTATAATACATTAACGTCATCACATTTTCTTCATGAGGTATACCTTTATCTTCAGTAATAACATTTTCAGTATAATTTTCAAACAGTGTTACGATTTCATCCCACTTATCTTTGTGACCACCAAACAATCCACCAATGATATGAATACCTCTTTCCCAATTTGTATACCACTTAGGGTTTAAAGTTCCCGCCCAATAATTTCGGTCATTTTCTTTTCCAATCATTAAAAATTTATCACCAGTATCCTCAACTAAATTTTTTAAGAAATCGTTGTTAAATAAAGTTGATTCATAATATCTTTGTTCGGGATGAGTCCCAACCAAATATTTTACAGGAATTAAACCACAATGTGATAATCCCGCATCAATCCAATAATAATAATCGTAAGATTTGTCTTCATTCCACCACCAATGGAATTTACTATATTGGACCTCAATACATCTATCAGATTTTTTAGTTGCTTCAACATCTTTGTATTGATTAATTAAATCTTTAAATTTTGTGTTTGCTATATCAAAAACTTGAAATTTTAATTTATCTGGTGATATACCATGAGTTTCGTAAAAAAATGTAATTAGTGATGGTAATTCTCTATCTGAGGTATAACATAAAAAATCGGCATCACTCATCTTTAAAAGCGATAATAGACTGTATCTATAATGACCTCCTCTACCAATTCGTCCACCATATTCGGTACCGTATAAATCACTATATATTGATGTGATAAATTTAACTGACATATGTAAATTCGTTGTGTTGTTTATTGTCTTTTAATTCTTGAACTAAAGTCCCTTGTAAATATCCTGAAGGTATTTTACAAGGACTATATAAGTTCCAATTATATGTTTGAGTATAAAAATTATTATATTGTCCTTGAGATACATCAGACCAACTACTCATTTGTGGTGCGATTGGTAATATTGGACAATAACTTTGTTTAAATGGTAATATAAATTGATAGATGTAATCGTCAATTGCATAGTACCCTAATTTTTCAGGTTTTTCCAATTCTAAAACATCATCATAAACTGAACTATGATAGATTATCATATTTGTCGCAAATATACCTCTTTCATGTTCTAATTTTGGTGGTAAATTTGTAATGTCTAAAAATAGTGAATGTTCTTCACTACGATTAACTTTTCTATTTAATGTCGGTGCAAGATTAATTATACCAAATTCAAA